GCGGGTATACTTACGATGCAATAGGGTAGTGAAAATATTTTTTAGGTCGTGTAATATCGCTATTGCGCTATGTTGGCGTTTAGAGAGGATATAAAATGGGATATGCTGCAATGACAACCGATGAGCTGCTTGAACAAAAGCGGCAAATCGAAGAGGAACTAATTGACCGCATCGATGAAGAACTGCAAAAGATCGATGCTCGCCGCGACGAACTACTGTCGATGAAGCCTGCTCGACTTCCGGTGGAAGTGGCGAAGAAAAAGAGGGTTAAGTCTTCACGTCCACCCAAGTACCGCAACCCCAGCAATCCCGAACAGACATGGACCGGCCTCGGTAAGCCGCCTGCTTGGGTTGACGTGGTGGGTCGTGAAGCCTGCTTGATTACGGCGGATGGCTAAGCAATGCTGAAATTTGAAAACGAAATCATGGGCGACGCGCCGATTCCAATCGAACGCCGGCTTATTCTTCCGACGCTGGAGAATATGAGCTTCGGCGATTTGCGGTATATCGCCGACTCTGTTGACGCTTATAGCCGCGAGGTACAGGCCGCGCTTGAACAGAAGCGAGAGGATCGCATCGCGGAACTGAAGGCCCAAGTCGAAGCCGACAAAGCCCGGACGGCAGCGACGGAAGCGGAACTGGCCGCGCTGTGTCCGCCACCGGTGAAGATGGTCAACCCGAGCAAGCCGAAGTATCAAGACCCGGCGAAGCCAGAATGCACCTGGGCAGGGAAAGGCAAGCAACCGGGGTGGTTGAAGGAAAAGCTGGAATCCGGTGCTAGTTTGGATGATTTTCTGATCGACAAGCCGGCCGCGCCGAGTTCGACGGACGAACCGGGGTTTTGATCGATGCAATAAAGGAGAAGGCCGCTATCAAGTTGAGCGAGCCGGGGATGGTGCGCCAGCGGAAAAATCGGTTGGCTGGTGCAAGACGCATGACGCCAAGCGAACGTAGGTCCCCTGGCGGGAACTGCTATTGCGCGGAGTGTGGGAATATCATGACTCAATCCGCCAACGGCGCTTATTTGCAGTGCTGCAATGGTTACGGGTACTGGTCAAATATAGCGCCGCTGTACGGCTACAGGTTGCCAAGAATCGGCGACTATTGGCTTTACGTCAACACGGCGAGGTGGCCGCGATGGATGAAGGCCAGAAATCCGCCTGATAAAGTATCATGAAGGCCGAACCCGCCACATGGCGGGTTTTTTGTTGCCAGCGGGCTGGGGAGTCGCTTGACAAGCGGTCTGGAATGATGATAGAAGAAAACTATATATCAAATGAATACACTTATTCCATTCCATCTATGAAGCCAGCATACAACACCAAGTCTGGATTGCCGCCGTGGAGGCCCTCGCTCTATGACGGCGAGACTACGTGCCAGATAGCCTATGAAGCCCTAGCGGCTGGTGGGTCTTACGCAAAAGTGGCTGTGGCGCTTGGTGTCTGCAAAGAGACGGTATTCGGCTGGATCAAGAAGCACCCGGAATTCTCTGATGCGGTAAAAATCGGCCTTGCCGTGGCCGAAAGTCAGTGGGAAGAGCCAGAATTTCACCCCGAGATGAACCCGGTGCGCTATCGCATGAACATGCAAAATCGCTTTGGGTGGCGCGATAAGATCGATTCCGAGATCACCGGAAAAGACGGCGGACCCATCCAGTTCAAGAGCGCCGAAGAGATGAGCGACGATGAACTTGCCAGCATTATCGCGGCCGGCGATCAATCGAAGCCCAAGGAATGATGGCCCGGTAACGCGCGCCGATGCGGCTCGTGAGCTACTGAGTCGCCGCTCGGCGCGTGCTGGCATGGCTGGCTATATCGAATACATGGGGATGCCAGATAGGCCAGCTAAGCATCACCTTGTCTTGATCGAGTACCTCGAAGCCGTGGCTCGACGAGACATCCCCCGCTTGATGGTCTTCCTCCCTCCAGGCTCCGCAAAATCCACGTACTCAAGCATGATCTTTCCTGCTTGGTATCTCGGGAATAACCCCACAAAGAACGTTATCGCGGCGAGCCACTCTGCCGAACTTGCAGAGCGCTTTGGGCGGCGCGTGCGTGGCTTTTTCTCGCAAGCCGAACATGAGCGGATATTCGGCGTGGGAGTTTCAAAAGAATCATCCGCCGCTGGCCGGTGGAGCACGACGAAGGGCGGCGAATATTTTGCGGCTGGCGCTGGCGCTGGCATCGCTGGATTTCGTGCCGATCTGGGTATCATCGATGATCCATTCCGAAATCGTGAGGATGCCGACTCGGCCACGATCCGAGACAAAATCTGGGAATGGTATAAAGCGGATTTTAGAACACGACTCAAGCCGTCGTCATCGAGAATCCTCATTCAAACACGATGGCATGTTGACGATCTGGCGGGGCGACTGCTCAACGACGAAAAAGGTGGCGGCCCAAAATGGCATGTGCTGAGCATCCCCATGGAGTGCGACAGCGAAGACGATCCGCTTGAACGGAAGATTGGGGAGAGATTGTGGCCTGAATGGTTTACAGATGAGATGGTGGTAGAAGCCAAGAGTGATTCGCGCGGCTGGACTGCTCTCTACCAACAATCCCCAACCATAGACGGCGGCAACATTCTCAAGAAAAAATGGTGGCGCGAGTGGACGAAAAGCGCGCCGGTGTGCAGTTACATCATTCAATCGTGGGATACCGCTTATTCCGATGCCGATCTGAAAACGAACTCATACAGCGCCAGAACGACCTGGGGCGTGTTCAGGCCGACAGAAGACGAGATCGCCGTTATCTTGATTGAGGCATGGCATGATCGCGTGGACTACCCGGACCTGAAAAAAGAGGCGCTCAGGTCTTACCTAGACCAAAAACCGGACTGTGTGCTGATCGAGAAAAAGGCCAGCGGCCAATCGCTGATCCAAGATTTACGGCGATCTGGATTGCCGGTGGCGACGTACCAGCCGGACAGAGACAAAGTAGCGCGCGCTTATGCGGTACAATCGATGCTAGAGTGCGGACATATTTATTACCCGGCCCGGCGATGGGCTGATGACGTGATTGATGAGTGCGCGCAATTTCCCAGCGGCGCGCACTCGGATTGGGTGGATACCTGCACGCAAGCATGGTTGCGGATTCGTAATTCAGGTATGCTTGGCAAGATTATTCGTGAGCGAAAATCGCCGGATGAAATCGAAGAATTGTTTCCGAATCACGGCAAGAGCGAACCCATGCGTAGTGGAGTGTACGGTTGATGGATGACATGCAGATCGCCGACATGCTGGCGCTGGGCGACCTCACCGGGATCGACCCCGACCTGCTGACTGAAGAAGAATCGGCGGCGCTCCCGCAGCCGGCTGGCGAAGCGGGATTCGGCGAGAACCTGGCGGAGCGGCTCGATGAGGCGGAACTGTTGCGCATCGGTCAGGACGTGCTCGACGGCTTTGAGTCCGACGAGACCAGCCGCGCGGACTGGCGCCTCCGCGAAAAGCTGGGGATGCGACTGCTGGGCATCAGTGAAAACCCCGACAAGCCACCGGCTTTCGAGGGGGGATCAACGGCGGTTTTCCCTGGACTGATCGAAGCAATCATTCAGTTTCAGGCCCGCGCCATGGCGGAACTATGGCCACCGGAAGGACCGGCGAAAGCGGTATCCGAAGGCGTGCAACTCCGTCCAGACGTTGAGCGACAAGCCAAGCGGGTGGCGGAATATCTCAACTGGCTGATGGGCGAGCGGATGCCGGGCGGTTATCAGCAGCACGACCGGATGCTGTTCAGATTGCCGCTGTCTGGTGCGTGCTTCAAGAAAGTCTACTTCTGCCCGAAGTCCAAGTGCGTCGTCTCTCGCTTTGTTCCCGCCGAAGATTTGCTGGTTCCCTATGGGTCGTCCGACCTCGACAGCGCGCCCCGTATTAGCCACGTCATCCGCTACTCGGGCACGGACCTCGCGCGGCTGATGGAGGATGGCGTCTATCGTGAGATCGACATCGACACGATTGCCGACTCCGACAAGACCGACCTACAGCCCGAGTTGGATTCGGTGTCGGGCACGAAACCGTCCTCGACGCGACTGGATGACACGGAACCGCGCGATGTCATCGAGCAGAGCGTGTACCTGGACATCGACGGAGAACCCAAGCGCGCCCCGTATCTCGTCACCGCGCTGAAGGATAGCGGCGAGGTGCTCGCGATCTATCGGGACTGGCGCGAGGACGATGCAGATCTGACCCGGCGCCAACGGTTTGTCGATTACAATTTTCTGCCGGGCTTGGATGGCTTCTATGGGCTGGGCGTGCTGCATGTGCTGGGCCGGCTGGCCGAATCGCAAAGCGGCAACTTGCGCGCCCTGTTGGATGCCGCGCATCTGGCGAACGTCAAGGGCGGCTTCCGTAGCGCGGATGTTCGCTTGCCGAGAACGGCGATTGATAAATCCGGTGCGCTGCGGGTCGTCCCCGGCGACTGGCAGCCGGTGGACGCGACTTCCGAAGAACTGCAAAAGCTGTTCGTGACG